ACATAGATTGTTACCCCAGCAATTGCACCGATTGGATATAAAGATCCACCAGCTTGGTTAACTGTATTAGATAACGGATATGCAATAAATCCAGCTACAGATTGAAGAGCAGTTGCCATTTCTCCACCTGTTACTGCAAACGTTGCAGGTCCTCTTCTACCTCTAGTAGCAATTAAGTTACTAGCAGCAAGAATCTTAGTATATACTCTACGCTGTAAAGTACCTTGAGTGTTTCCACCACCTAGTACGTTAGTTTGAAAAGGGAATGGAGCTAATGTACTTATAATTGCATTACCCGTGTTATTCGGACCTAATACAATTGCAGCACCTGCAGCACCTGTCTGATCAAACTGTTGTGATAACTGAGTACCAGTAACAGCAGTAGTATTTACAGAATTAGTTACACCATTTCTGAAGATTCTATCTAAGATGTATTTATTGATAGATTGAGTTAACTCATTTACCAATACAGCTTCAACTTGAGCGACAGCATCAATTCCGAATTGCTTCAGATCTTGAACTTGTTCTCTAGTCACAGCAGCAGCAACTTGGAAAGTTTCAGCAGCAACAGACTTATTGAATAAGCTTAGTCCCATGATATTATCAACAGTTGATTCACCTACACCTCTAGAGTAAGGATCTAAACCATTAGCAGACTCAGTTGCAAAACCAGGAAAGCTAGTAGCAGGATCATTAGTTGGTTGGAAAGCATTACCAGAGAAACCAGAAATATGGTCTTCTAAAGCTTTTACTAAACCTAAACCAGAAGTAGCAGCAATAGTTGCTATTGGATTAATTGTTCCAGCAGCAGCGGCAGTTCCACCCATTTGAGTTCCAACAGAACCTAATCTTGCAGCAACACCTACTCTTGCAAGTCCGTAAAGAACAGCTTGAGCAGCACCAGCACCAGTAGCAGGTTGACTAACAATCGCATTATAGATTGTTGAAGCAGCTAATTCAGAACCTTGAGCATAATTAGACCCAGTGTTCGTAAGGTTAGCAGCTGTAAGGTTTCCACCAGCAGTTGCAGGTCCTTGAGCAGTACTATTAGCTCTAACTCTGAATATCTGTAAACCGTCAATTCTTGAGTTACCTACGTAAGTAAGTTCATAAGAAGCAAAACAAACGTTTGCATTTACAAGAGTTAATGCAGTTGTTGATTCATTATATTGATCAGCATATACTACGTCATTTACAGTCCAAGCAGTTGCATCATCGTTAACTGCACTAAATTTAATTAGTAATGGAGAAGCAGATGTATCTAAAGCGCCATTAACTGGAGCTCCTGATCCTCTACCACCACCATATACAAAGTCTAGGTAAGTTAATACTCCCATTGGGCCTTGCATTGGTACAACAGGTACTAAGTCTAAACCTACAGTCTGAGCTGCTACTTGCATTGCAAGTGGTAACAAAGAAAAAGGTCTGTCACCAGATCCAGTTGCTTGTGCTGGGAAAGCATTCATTGATCCAGGGTTTCCTGGTAATGTTGCGTTCCCCATACTTTGAACATTCATGTTCGGGTTAAGGTGTACAGTATTGTAAACACTTTCATTAAGGTTATGGTAATGGCAATACTTAGACATCCAAGTTAACTTAGATTTTTCAGTGATACCAGTACTTTCCTCAATAATAGGTCCCCAAGTCTTTTGAACCTCAGCCTCATTGATTAATTGATTTGCGTACATATTTAAATTTTATTTTCGCATTTGTGAAACATATCTTGTATGTTTCGTTTTATAATCGCCTGAGCTCTTTTCTTCTTAGCTATTCGATTAATATTGTTAGATTAAGTTATCTACCTAATCTGAATTTCATTTTGTTTATTAAATCTGATTGGAAGCTTTCATTTACTAATGGCTCAGATTTTACTTGAGCAGCTTCAGCCGCAGTTTTATTTTCGTTAAGTGTTTCTACACTCAGTTGTGTTGATCTCATATCTCTTGTTCCCCAAAAGTTATTAATAGCATAAGGAGTATTTAAAGAATGAAATTTAGATTCAGCAATAATTTGTTCTTGCCTGTTCTCAGAAAGGTTATCCCATTTACCACGGAATTTTTCTGGCATGTCATCAATAAAGTTAATTGCCTTTCTTTCAGTTATAAAACATGATTCCCAAACATTCTCAGCTTGTATAGTTGACATAATTGGATTTGAATTCATCGATTCAACTAATAGAACTTTTTTGTCATCAGCTAAAGAATCAAATTGATTCTTTTTAGATTCTGATAAGAAATTCATAAAGTGCATTTCAGAAAGATTTTTAGTTTCTGCTTTAGAAATTAATGCAGCTAGTTTTTCGCTGATTGTATCTTTGTAAGATTTAGCTTCTTCATTAGTTGCACATTCACCTTCATGAACTTTTCCACATTTTTCGCAAATAGCTTCTTCTTCTAAAACTTCAGTTGAATTACTTTCATTAATAGTTTCTGCTTCTACTGTATTTGCATTTTCTGCAATATACTCGGAGTATTTAATAGATTTAGATAAACCTTCACCAAGATATTCAGAGTAAGCAATATTTTGATCAACCTTTTCAGCAACATATTCAGAATACTCGATTCCTTTTTCTAAAGCTTCACCTAAATAATTAGAATATTGAATTCCTTTATCTGCTTGCTCTGCAACATGTTCACTATATTGAATAGTTTTGTCTAATTCTTCACCTAAATAAGAAGAGTAGTTTTTAATTTTATCTACATTCTCTGCTAAGTAGTCAGAGTAAGATATGCTTTTGTCAAGATTCTCAGATAAGTATTCAGAATAATCAGTTACTTGATTTACTTTTTCTGCAATATGCTCAGTGTATGTAACTAATTTTTGAATTAGTTCATCATTGTTTGAATTTGCAGATTCCTTAACACCGTCTAATGTATTCTTAACATATTCCGTGTACTTATTGAAATCCTCAACGGTTACAAAGTTTTCTGTATTTTTTTCCATTGTTAGATCTGTTTTATTTGTTTTATTTATTTCATCCTCAGAATCTTCCATTTCATAAATGTATAAACCCTCAGTGTCTTCAAATCCATAAGATTCATTTACTCTAGCCAATTCTGCGTTTTCAAAACCAGGATCAGCTACTAAATCATATGTAAAGAATTTTTTAATTTTAACTTTACCTGCTTCATCAACAGTACCAGCAGCTCTACTTGAAATATGTAATGGAATACCATCTTCTATTAATGCCTGAGCTTCCTTTCCTTTTGATGTATTTAGTAATCTTATTCTTCCTAATACTTGTTTCTTGCCTTCATCATATTTTAAATCCTCAATAACATGAGAAACATTTGATAAACTAATATCAAAATCTTTAGGATGGTCCAGTTCACCTAACAGTTTGTTAGTTTTTACCTTTTCCTGTAATTCTTTAATATGAGGAAGAACTTCTGCTTCTTCATATATTCTATTATTTTTATTCTTTACTCCAATCTCAGTAAATACACCTTCCAGTACAACAGAGCCATCGGCATCCTTTGACATGGTTAGGTTTGACTTAGATCTTTCTAGAATTAAAAGTTTCTTATTAGACATCTTTCTAGTATTATTTGATTTATATATTACAACTCTTAATAGTTTTTAGATTCCAGCTAAAGGGTCCTCATCCATACCATCAGATTTTTTCTCTGGCTTGAAATCCTTCTTGCTTGCACCTAAAAGGATCTTTTCAATATCCTCTTCTTTATATCCTGCTATTGCAAGATCTTCACGCTCTTTTGCTCTAGCGTTTGCTTTAATATCATCACGAGTAAATCCACCATACCTCTTAATTAAGAAACCTAAATCAAAGTATGGTATTTCTTCCATATCAGGGCCCATTGTACTTAATTGAGTTTTCATATTACCAATGAAGTCTATTCTTTTTGTTGAAAGTTCCATTTCTTTCATCTCTTCAAATACATTATCTTTTACAAAGTCTAATCCTAAACCAGCCTTAAATGCAATATCATTCTTTAATTCAGGATGATTAAGACACATCTGAAGATATACAGGTTTAACAAGTATTTCTTGGAATATTGATCTTAACCTTGAAATAAACCTTCCAAACTTAATTTCATCCCTTAACATACCACTTGCTTCCATATCATATGTATTACCACCTTCTTTATCAAATCTAGAAAATGGAATTTTTGATGCTAACATTAATTTATCACCAAAATATTTTAAAGATTCAGTATCCCCTAGATCTGGTCCATCACCACCAATAGTAGTAATCTCAGGAGTTTCGCCATCTTTAGAAGGCAACCAATATTCTTTATTGAATGGCATCATTGGTTTACCATTAGTTTGTATTTCACCACTCTCAAAGTTAAAGTCTACAACCTCTCGGTAAGAATTCATTAAAGTTGATAGTGATTGTTTTGCTCTGGTTTTTGATTTACCACCAACTGGGATAGTAAACTGAGTTTTAAAGGAAGCATTTGATACAGCCCAGATAATTCTACTGTGCTCCATTATTCTTAATAAGTTAAATGATCTGATTAATCTTTCAGTATAAGATATTCTCATTGGTGAATTAACTTGTGAGTATGAGATGTAAATTATTTGTGAATCCCATAATGTTCTTTCCTTTGCACCTTCACCTTTATATTGAATCCAAACTTTTTTACCATCATCGGTATCAATACCTGGCATTAATGATATTGGATCTAATTCTTTAAAACCAATAATTTCAGTTTGCTTATCATTATAAACAATTTCAAATGCAAGAAATCCATCAATTAACCATTTCCTAAAGTAGTTCCAAGGTTGTATAGCATCATTAAATCCAATGTAATTATAAATATTATTATATACATCAGCAATTTCTTCTTCAATAGATTCTCCAATATGTCCATTAAAATGAGCATAAGCCATATAATTTGATTCATCAAATACAATAGCTTCATCAGTTAGTACATCTAAAATATCTTCGATTTCATCTTGGACAGCAAATGTTCTAAGCTGATCTCTTTTTCTAGTATAATCTTGATCAAAAAATGCAATATTTTTCTTTAGATTAGTATCAGTTAATGATAATGCTGCAAATGCACCATACATATCATCACTATCAGATCCCATTGGATTAAATGAATAACCCATTTGGTTTTCAGTAAAACCTATTGCTCTAGAATTACGAATGATCATATCATCATAAGCCATTCCTAGATTAGAAAGATCTTTTAGAATCTTTCTTACTGGATTACCGGTACTTAATGGTCCTCTTCTGTCTGTAAAACCTGCCATATTCTTGTTTTTTATTAGTTTATATATTCTTGTAGTACAATGATTGTGCTTGGTTTATATTTCCACCAAAAAATTCATCTTCATTATTCACTGCACCAACATACCAATCAGCATATCCTATTACATAAGGATTCTTCATTCGGTCCATTTTATACTGCCTTACACAATAAGTTAAGTTATATTTTTTGCCTAGTGCTCGCTTTAGAAATTTCCATTGGAAAGTTGTAATAGGGGCTTCTAATAACGGATCACTCTGCTTCTTGCCTTCTATTTGATTTTTTAAAGTCTTTGTTAATTCAGTTAAAAAAGGAATTCTAGCTTCATAAGGCATATAATGTAAATTAATACCTAGCTGATGACCATCATCAGATTCTCCTAAACCTATAACTAAAGGTTTGGTATCGTAAAAAGCCTCTTCTGTTGTATAATAATTAAAACAATACATTTTACCTGGTAGTAAAGGACCCTTACTTTTAGCACCTATTACTTCAATATCATTACTGGATCTTTTAGATGCGCCAGTCCTACCTTTACTTTCAGTAAGGTAAATATCAAGGTCTGCGTTAAATTCTCCTATTAAAGCCATTAGAATAAATTTGAATCTTCGGTTAACAACATTACTTTACAATTTCTTTCTTTTGCCATCTTATTTAGAGCATTTGTTTTGCATAAATTCCTTACATATGATTCATATGCATATTTAAAGTTCTTTAATGCCTTTGCAGTTTTTCTCTTAGGTTCCTTTGGTTTTTGTAACTGAGCTTTAGGTTTTATTTCAACAACATATTCTTGTGTTGTGTCTCCTTTTTTCATCTTAAAGAAAAAATCAGGATAATATTTATGAAATTTATTATCTAATAGATTAAAATAAGGTATAGAGAAAGGTTCAGATATCCAATAAATAACATCTTCATTATGATCACACCAATGGCAAAACTTTCTTTCCCAACTACTTCTGTATATAATAGGATCTCCACCTCTATACTTCTGAGGAAATGTCGGTTTATAATAACCTTGCTTAAATCCTGATTTAGATGTTGGTTTTACCTTCTTTATACTCATGTAGCATTATATCGTATAAATACCTTCACTATCAGCACTACCATTAATTGAAACAGTGCCATGATATTTCTTTGGGTGTAATTTATTCCAGCCTTTTGCAAAACCTCTTTTACATATCTCAGTAAAATAAGCAAATGCATTTGTACTTTTCTCTGGATTAAAATTCCTCCAGTATCTATAAAGATCCATATAAGCATATGCAATACAATCTTGTCTATCTTCTGGATTTCTATAAGTTAGCTTCATTGAACATTTGTCTGCTAATAACATTAAGAACTCTAATGCCTTAGGTGTGAGTTCATCCAACTCTTTAGATAATACTATCTCGTCGAGGAGGTCTCTATTGTTTAGATAATTTCTTTTTCTTGCCATTAACTTTGTTTTATTTATTATTTATATACAAGAAAGGACCGATTGTTTAACAATCAGCCCTTTCAATATATTAAACTAGTATTAGGTGTTACAAATTATATCTTAACTTCTAAATCACCTTTAGGCATTATTATACTTTTTCCATTTTTAGGAATGATTATACTTAACATATCCTCATCACCTAAAGAAGAGTATTCTTCGGCATTAACTAAAACTTCTTGTCTTACTTTAAGTCCTTGTCCAGCCTTTTTAACTGAAGCTTCTACAAAACCATCATTTAAATAATCGTCTTTACTTTTTTTTTCAGAAATATAACTATCAGCTAATTCTTTTTCTTTACCCTTTAGCTCTTCTTCTAATAAATTTAAAGCTTCTGATAATTCTTCAGTGTCACCTAACTTTTTAATAGCAGCTTCAACTTCAGTTTTCTTTTCTTCTAAAAACGAAAGGGAATCAGTAAGATCTTTTCTTTTGCTTTCTTCTATTGCTTTTTCATTATTCTCTGCAAGTAATCTTTCAGTAAGAACTGGTGAAATATCAAAATTAATAAATTCTTTTACTACTTCAACTGTTTCTGTTGCAGTATCTAATTTTATCATTTCATTTAATCCCATACCTGGATTTACTTTATTAATATAGATTCCTTCCTGAACACCGATCATAGTTAAAAATACATCCAAGAATTCTTCAGATTGAACTGTAGTGAATTGGTCTAATTCGCAAACTAAATCAACACTTTCAAAGAATTTGCAAATTTTATCATTTTGCCATTGATTTCTATATCCTGAGAAATTAGTAGCTAATAAAGATTCTTTTAATTCAATTATACTTACATTGGATAAATCAATTTTACCCATGTTTAAAGTTCCTTCAGTAATATTATATGTTAATGTTTTACCATTATCACCATGTAATGAAAGAATATCACCATTTCTTGAGAACATTGCCAATCCTTCAGATACATTAAAGAATCTTGGATCAGTTACATTAGCTTCAGTAATAGATTTTCCATCATAAGTATAATTCTTACCATGTAATTGGAAAGTTAATCCATTATCAGATTCTAATACAGGAGAAAGAATTTTTACAACCTTTCCATTTGCAGTAGATGCTATTTTCTGATCTTCAGCATTCATTTCATTTACAATTTCCTTAACATCCATTGACCAAGGGTTCTTAGCAGCAATTACAGCAAATTTAGATTTTACATCTGATTCATTTAATAAAGAAACTAAATCATTATTTAATGATTCTATTAATTTTCCTTTTTGCATTGATGTTCTTTCAATAGATTCACTAATTCTAAATTCCCATTTAGCATTATTATATGATTCCATTATATACTCTCTTAATTCAGAAATTGGATTTAACCAAGTTGACGATGATAATTTAGTATATAAATTTCTAGCGATTT